AGGAACAAGAACTTCTTGCGAACGCTAACGCTGCCGGGACTGATTCTGACGATGGTTCTCTACTCGATGTCTTCCGGGACCCTGTCAAACCTGTGGCATCGGTTGATAACACCGCAGGAGAAATTGGAGGCAGAACTCATACTCAAGATGATCAAGAATGGAACTCTGAAGTAGACGAAACTCTACTCGTCCAGGAAAAGGTTGAGACTGCGGTAGTTGCTCGTAAGGATCAGTTTGCTAATCCTGAAGATGGTATCCGGTTGGCTCTGGAGCAAAGGGCTCGGGAAACCAACCTGAGTGTTGCTGAATATGCTTTCTTCATGAAGAAGGGTACTCAGTACAAGACCATCAAGATGAATAATGGTCAGACTATGGAGGAGTTCATCAAGATCACTCCAGAGGAAATCGCTGCGCTTAAGGAAGACGCGACGGTTACTGGTCAATTCACCACCATCTTGGATGAGAGTCAGCTCCAGTCCAAAGCAATGGTGTTGAAGAAAGGTTATGTTGAACGAATCATGTACAAGGACGTGGCTTCCATGTTCTTGGGTATACAGAACGCAGGTTTTGCGCTCAACAACTACAAGCATGAAGAGATCAACAGCGTTGAAGGTGAGTATGACGTATTCTCGGTTCAGTTCCATGAAGTAAATGGTGAACAGAGTACTCACGTCATTCGTGTGTCCAAGGTGCAGAAGGACGGTACGTTTACTGTTGATGGTGTAAAGAACCACATGCAGCTGCAACGCCGTGAACTTCCTATCCGCAAGATCAATGGCAACCAGGTAGTCTTGAGTAGTTACTACCCGAACCGCCTGATGGTCCAACGCACGAAGAAGATGGCTGAGAACCAGTCGGTATGGATGGGGAAACAAATCCTGCTCAGAGGTAAGGCAGGTACGTTGACCTTTAACCGAGGGACCAAGTTCAACCGGGACTATCCGGCTCCTCGTGTGTACAGTGCTTTGGCCACCAAGTTCCAGTGGATCAAAACCAAGGACTATACCTTCGACTTCCGTATCGATGACTTGCTGGAGCAATATCCTGACTTCAAGAAATACACCAAGAAGGAAAGCTTCCTGGTAGGGGTCAAGAACGGCAAGCCACTCACCATTGACGGTTATGGTTACGTTTATTTGGATGGGGCTGAAGTAGGTACCATCGAAGGACTGATGGATATCAGCCTGAAGAAAGCTCCTGTTGAAACTGTGAACATCAACATCAGCGGTTTCAACTTCCCTATTGGTGTGGTTCTGTGCTGGTACTTTGGTATCGACGAACTCATCAAGTTGACTAAAGCTACTACCCGCACAGTTCCAGCTGGGACTCGTCCTAAGTTGGATGACGATGAGTACGCTATCACCTTTAACGACGAGTTCTTGATCTTCAACCGTCGTGAAAAGTTGCAAGCCATGATCTTTGGTGGTTTGGTTGATCTGGGGAATATCAGTAACTTCAGTCGCAGTGATCTGAACGGCAACGGTATTTGGGGTCCCCTCATGGCGGAGCCTAAAGTTCGGGCTCGTCACTTCCAGGAGATGAAGAACCTTAACGACCTGTTCCTCGATCCGATTCACAAGAAACTGCTGCAAGAGATGAAGTACTCGGAGAACTTCCCTGAGCTTCTGATCGACGCCGTACGGCTTCTGGAAACAGACCAGACCCGTAATGAGGTAGAACTGGAAGAACAGCGCATCGTGGGTTATGAGCGCTTCCCAGGGCACATCTACACTACATTCTGCGAAGGCGTTCGCGCTTACCGTGGTAAAGGTACTGATAGAAAGCACAAGCTGGAAATCAATCCTGATGCAGTGACGATGAAGATTCTTACTGATACTTCGGTTAACTTGGTTGAAGAGGTAGGACCAGTTCACCAGTGCAAGGATCAGGAGGAACTTACCTTTGGTGGTACTGGTGGTCGCAGTGAGATTACTGTAACCAAGTCTGGACGTGGTATGAAGGCCAGTTATCGTGGTCGTCTTGGCGAGGCTCACAAGGATAGTGGTAAGGTAGGTTTTGTTACCTACACCACAAGTGACCCGTTGGTTGCCAACTACCGTGGTCTGATGGATATGAAAGGTAAGGTAACTGATACCGGACTTCTGTCCGTTACTGGTAATCTGTCCGTGTCCATTACCAAGGATGATGCCAAGCGTCAGGTGTTCGTGTCTACACAGTGGTCTCAAGCTGTTAGTGCACAAAACTACACCTGGGGTATCGTGCGTACTGGTTATGATTCGATTCTTCCGCATCGCACAAGCGAGCTGTACAGCAAGGTAGCTGCCCGTAAAGGTAAGGTTACTAATGTTGAGTCGGATCAATTGACTGTTACTTACGACGACGGTAGCGTTGATAAATATCCGCTGGGTCTGGTTGTCGGTGAGGCAAGTGGCGAATACCACCGTCACACTCGTGTAACCGATTTGAAGGTAGGGGATAAGTTCGATAAGGGCGACATTATCGGATGGGATGATCAATGGCTGGCACGTGACCCGTTCAACCCTGGTCAGGCTGTTCTGAAGAAAGGCCAGATGGTTCGAATGATTCTGGTAGAGGACCAGGATACTTACGAAGACTCCATTGCTGTTTCGAAGGAGTTTGCGGAAGGTTCTATTACTCCTTATCTGAACCCTGCTAAGTTCAAGATGAGGGCTGATCAATCGATCAACCTGATGGTAAAAATAGGTGATGAAGTCGATTATGACGCGATTTTATGCGAAATCGATGACAGCCATGTCGATAGCGACGTGAGTGATAATTCTGGTATTTCTAACGAGATCAATCGACTCGGCATCAAGCAGCATCGTTCCAGAAACCACGGCAAAATTGTGGCGATCGATGTCAAATACAACGCACCTGCTGAAGACATGACTCCTTCGGTGAAGAAGCTCATTGCTACTGCGGATAAGGCGCGCAAACGGACCATGGAGACTGAAGGTAAAACTCCTGTTACTGGTGCTGTAAACAGTAACCTGAACGTAGCCAAGCCAGTTATTCCTCCAGGGCTCGTAGAGGTTTCGATCATGATCGAGACTCTCGATGGTAGTACCACTGCGGATAAATTTGTTGTAGGCAACCAGATGAAGGCCACTACTGGTTTCATCATGCCTGAACCGATCTACACCGAAGATGGTAAAGCTGTGCACCTGAAACAAAGTTACAAGGGTGTATTGAACCGGATCGTTAACAGTCTGAGGGACGAGGCTTGCACAAACGAAACCGTAATTGGTTTCAGTGATGCCGCGGCTAAAGTGTACAGAGGAGTTAAATAGTGAACTATCGGATGCTTAATGCCATCCGGGATATCCAGGTCGCCTCGAAAGAGTGCGGCCTTTATCTCGCAGGGGCAATTGACGGTAAGTGGGGCATGGGTTCATCTTCAGCAGTGAAGGTGATTCTGGATGATTACAACTATCGGGTCAATGGTAGTCGTGCGCAGACTTCGCCTCTTCCTGTTGTTGCGGCAACGCTGACTGAAGTAGACGCACTGAAGGCTATTCAAACTAACCTGAAGTTGCTTAAGCTTTATTCCGGTGAAGCTGACGGCGTGATGGGTCCTGGTACCTGGGGTGCTTTCGTTAAGGCGGTTAATAGCTTCAAAGCTTATAACCGTATTCCTTATCTGAGCCTGTGCTGGAGTAAACGTGTTGGCCAGGCGTTCATCGACAAAGTCGTTGCCGGTTGCCGTGCTCGTGGTTGGTATGACCGTGCTCCGCATGATCTCATGGGTTGCATGTACTTTGAATCCGGCGGTACCTTCGATCCTGCCAAGCAGAACAACGGTGGTTCCAAGTACTTCGGTCTGATTCAGTTTGGTGCTCTGGCTGCTAAAGACCTGGGTATCCCTCTGGAGAAGATCATCGCCATGTCTCAACTGGAGCAGTTGGATCTGGTATTCACCTACTTCGACATGTGGGCGAAACGCGGCAAGAAATACACTCGTCTGGAAGACTTCTACCTGACCATCTTCTACCCGGCTGCGGTTGGCAAGAAGCCGGATGAAGTGCTGTTCCGTAAAGACGGTGCTACCGACATTGAAGTCAAGTCGTATCTCCAGAACAACGGGTTCGATTTCAACAAGGATGGTGCAATCACCGTTGGCGAGATCAACGACCGTCTGTACAAAGTTTATTACGAAGGGATGCTGCCCAGCAACCGTTCGCCATCCACTGTGCTCTACTAGTTGAGGCAAGCATGTCCAAAGAAAAAATCATTGGTGACGTTGTCACTGTTTCCAACGCCGTCGAATTCATCAAGAATACTCTTGAAGGCGTCGGCCTGGTTTACCTCGCCCCA